TCTAGGCCTTGAACTTTTTTCTTCTGCCATGATTTCCTTTGATAGTGATTATAAATAATCAGATATTTATTATACCATAATTATAATATTAATCATTTTCAAAGTAGTCGCCATGTTTTTCTGCCTGCCTTGAAAAAAAGGCAGCAAAAAGGCCACATAGATTACCCCAAAACCCCATAAGCCTATTTGGATTAACAAAGAGTTTCATTTCTTGGTATGATTTATCTCTAACCCTTCGATCCTCATGAGAAGTATTAGTCATTTACTTTTTCCTTTGCAATAGACTCAAGTTCTCTTTGTGCCAACAAAATGTTATTGTTTCTAATTTGAGTTGTAAGCCTATACCGTTCTGCTGCTTCTTGTCTTTGTTGTTTTGATAAATGTGGTTTATCTGCAAGTCTAAGTTTGTTTTTGCTTGCCCGTTTTTGTTTATGTTGAGATGCTTTAGCATTACTTTTTTTCATAATAGTGTGTACCCCATTTCTCATATACGGTTATATCATAATCGCTTCTTGATTCACTTTGTATCTTTTCCATAGTAATTAAATCTTGAATAGCACTTCTACCAGTATTCTCTTCATACTTTCTATGAAGGTCTTGAATTTGGAATATTTTTTCAGCAGCATGATTACCAAAATACATAGTATAATGATACCATATAGACCAAATAAAAGCAACAAACACCTACTGTTAATTAGATATTCTTTTTCTATTTACCCTAAATCAAAATACTCCTGATATTATTAAATTATGAAATCCTCTAGATTTATCGTAGCAGCAATCGCTGCATCTTTAATCATCGCCCAACCAGCCCATGCAGATCAAATTACGGGCTCTGGTTCATCTTTCATTGCTAACTTTATCAATGAATGCCGTGTTCAATATGGAAAAGTCTCTGGACATAACATAGAATACACACCATTAGGATCAGGCGCAGGAATTAATATGTTTATGCAAAATACTGTTGATTTTGCAGCAAGCGATGTTGCTGCTTCACAAGTTAATAAAGCAAAAGATTTTGTATATGTTCCACTAGTCGCAGGCCCTATTGCAATTGCATATAGAATTGATGGGTACAAAGGTAAGATTCAATTAAAGAAAGAAACATTGGCTAAAATTTTTGCAGGGGATATAACAAAATGGAATGATCCTCAAATAATTAAAGATAATACTATAAAGAAAGTAAAGCCAAAACTACCAAACCTTCAAATCATGGTTTTCTATCGTGCAGATAGTTCAGGAACAACTCAAGTAGTAGCAGAATATCTTAGTGCTATTGCTCCATCAATCTGGACAAAGGCTCCAAACAAGTCTTTTACACAAGCATTTCCAAAAACTCAATTACCTTTAGGAACTTTTAGTTCTGTTGCTGGAACTAATCTTATGGCATCTCAGGTTGCAAGTACAAATGGCGCAATAGGATATATGGAATCTTCTTATGCTACAAATCAAAATCTTGCTAAGGCATCTATTGAAAATGGTGCTGGTGTATTTATGCAGCCTACATCTGAAGCAGCCTCTGCATTCCTAAGTGATTTTGAGCCTGAAGGAAATGGCATCATTGTTCCAAACTATAACAACAAGGATAAGAAGGCTTACAACATATCCTCGTTCTCTTATGGCCTAGCACCAACACAAGCAAGCGATAAGGCAAATATAATCAAAGGATTCTTTAAGTATACTGCCACTTCATGCGCTACTCTTTCAGCCAAAAAATTGGAATACTCTCCACTTACAGGATCAGCATTGGCTATAGCAAAAGCACAGATTGCATTAATTGGATCTAAGCCTTAACTTATAAAAATAAATATACTAAAACATACGCTACAACCAGCATAGATGAAATAACTATTGCTGGTTTGTAGAATTTAAGCAGTGGCATATTGTCCTAACTTGTGTGATAGTTTAAATGGGTCTTACATACACTGATAAGTTTATAACCAGCCATATCGTTGTACAAGGCTTCTTGGTCACAGTAATGGCATTTCTCACCATAAACCTTGGCGACCATATCAGAGTAAAAAGCAATCATACTTCGATTATACCATATGCTAATTTTCCAGGGAATTTAGAGAAGCATTCGTAATCCCTATATAACAATTAAGGCAATAAGCCCCTTTAATGGTTACTTGAGTGGCATTAGGTTCATTACAGAATTTACAGGATACGCCAGTTATCATTTAAACACCACTATCTGTAGAATGATGCCAATTATGGTTGTGAGCAAGGCTACGGCTGAAATGCTGATCATTAGTTTCATGTATTAAGTATACCAATTTCTTTAAAGTTCGGCGCGAAGTAGAAGTAACAAACCTTTCTATGCCCTAAAAGGGCACTATTGGTTAATATACTGTTATATCTTTTTAATCCAATATTGATGATTCATAGCCATTGTTTCTAGTTGGTCTGTATATTTCTTAACAAATGCTAAAATAGCAGTTTTGGGTCTTAAATAATCAGGCTTTTCATCACCCCAAGCATAGTCATCAAATGCCATAATCCCGCCAGTTTTTAGTAATGGCCAAGACAGTTTGGCATCACTTAATACACTGCTGGCAACGTGGTCAGCATCAATATAGATAAAATCATATGTGTTGTTTTTTTCAGCATTTAAAAAATCAAAGGTTGTTCCTCTTTGGTTATGAACACGGGGAGAGAACTCTTCCATTCTTTTTAAATATAGTTGATAGACATCTTCAAAATCATAATTGTCATGTACATCACTTTCAGCAGATGATCCTAACCAAGTATCAACATCTGTTAAATGTGAGGTTTCATGAGTCAGTACATGATTTAATAGCCAATCGCTGGTATCTCCAGTAAATACTCCTAATTGAAGATAATTTAGATTAGGTTTGTCTTTATACTGGGATAAATGTTCTTCAAAGTTGTATTCACCTGTGTATGAAAACCAGTTGGGATAATGCCCTTTACCAAACTTTGTTCCTAGCCAACCAGTATTAGACATAAAAATAGTATATCAGGTTTTTTCGGGGGAAGTAAAGAAAGACCCTTATTACCCCTATAAGAACATAGCCCCAATAGCCCCTATATCCCCAGTAGCAGATACTCTGGATACCGTCGAAAATAAAAGTTATACACAGGTTTGGTAATGGTTTTTATGGTTTGATATTATAGTTATCCACAGGTTTATCCACAATTAAATCTTACTAAGTGGGGAAATATGGTTTTGTAGTGGAGCAAAGTGGAGGATAATGGAGTATAGAACATTTTAATATAAGATCATAATATCTTTTACCAAACCTTCAAACCCCAAACCATCATATCCCAAACCATAAAACCTTATATCCCAAACCCCATATCCCCCATATCACAGATATAAAGGTTTGTCAAGTTGCCAAATATGTATAACAATTTGGTAACAAATTTCAGGATATTTTAAAGTATTTCGTAATAAAATTATATAAAGGTTTGATAATCAGGGAAAAAGATTTATATTTCGTAATGTTTTATATAGGGGTATTTATGATAGGTGGTTTGATATATCCCGTGAAATATTTAGCCCCTTCGTAAACTTCGGGGAAAAATTTTGGTCCTTCGTAAAGAAAGTTATAGGATTATTTTTTGTTTGCCCGACGGGACTTAAAGAAAGAAATTATATAACCAATACCAGTATACTTCAAAACCTTACATATAAAGGTTTGACGGTTTGAGGGTTTTTTCAAGGGATCGTAATGCTTATCAGACATATAATAAGGACCAAAGGTAGCCTTGGTAAAATGTCTTGGACTCATAACTATATTATAACATGAGGTTTTATGGTTTGGGGAAATATAATGGTTCTTCGTAAAGAAGGTTTGATGGTTTTATGGTTTTGGATATAAGGTTTGATATGTGTTACATGTGAAAATGTTGCCCCCCGAAGGGGGCTATTTTTTATTCTTCTGTTGTTTCTATGAACTGCAGCATATCCTCTATGGTTTCATAGTTTCCTTCTGGATCTACACCCATAGCAGAAATTAATAGGTCATAGGTTTCTTCAATATATATTTCGCCTTCTTTATTCATTGTTACTAAACCCGTATGGACCAGGTGTGCAATAGGCAGCCCAATATCATTGTAGTCTGCAAACTCTTTAAACTGATCTTCATCACGATAGTTTAAGTATAGGTCTGCTAGTACCGCAATCTTATTGTTTAGTTCGTTAATCATGGATCTCCTCTTGATGTTCTGCTTGGTATTCTGCTGAGTCTACTACCTCTACAATTCTGCGATAAACTGTAAATGGATTAACTCGATTAAGATAAAACCCTACTGCTTCTAAGTCTAGCCTAAAATCTGATAAAAGGTTTCCCATTTTTAAGGCTACCTTCTCTTCATTGCTTTGTGCTTGGCTAATAAATCTACTCACTATGCCTCCGTCTATTTAATTGTACCAGAAAAAGATGAAGGGCACAAGTTAGATGATACCTGTGCCCTGTAGATAAGGGAGAACCCCTTCTCCTTATCCTTATGTTAGCGAGAGGCTACCCGTTGCCCACGCTTAAGTGCTGTTAGGGAGACGTTGTCGACGAACTTACCATTCTTACGAAGAACGACTCGCTCTGAGGTGCCGTAACGTGTGTCCCAAGACTCTAGGTACGGGTAGGTCTTTGCTTTAGTTGCTTTTGCCATTTTGTTGCCTTTCGGTTAGGGTTAGGTCTGACTATTCAATTATACCAGTGGCGGTCACTGATGTCAAGTATTTCTTTGGTAGTGTCAAGAAATCTGAATTGTATCTGATGAAGTGTTCGATTGATACAACATTACCATCATCGTTTACAGTCCAGGTGTCTAGATTGATTTCAAGATAGCCGTATGATTCCTCTGCTCCTGCAGGGTCGTTTAGAAATAGGCCATAACCTGTTTCCTCGTCCCAAGAGGTCCCAATCAATTGCGAAACCATAATACGCAATGCATATGGCTTATCTCCTTTTCTTGGTAGTGCAGCATACATTGCACGAGCCAAGTCTTTCTTTCTTGAATCTCCACCCCAATGACTGTATAAGGTTAAAGTATCCTCATTAGTCTTGAAGTGAAAGTTAGTCCGTGCTCCCATTATTCATCCCCTTCTTTATAATCTAAAACAACTACTGACATATCCGCCCAAATTGTTTCGGCCACATCAATGTCATCTTGTTCTAGTTCACTGAATAGAATGAAATTCATATAAGCACCGCTGGGCTCGTGTATTAATTCAATCTCATATTGGTTCATGATTCCTCATCTACTAGGTATTCATTAGTAAAGTCAATAATTGCTAATGCAATTTTGCCGTGATCATTTTTCTTTACATATACGGGATAGTTTCCGTCGCCATATCCAGCAGATAGTGCAACAGCAAACCCTAGATTTAATGTACCAAATCCGTCTTCTGATAACGTTGCCTCACAAGAACCTAAATAAGAATACTGTCCTTGTTGACCGTCAATAGAAAATGGTTCATTCTCATTGCCGTCCCATACTTTTAAATAGCAAGGGTCTCCAACAATAATCTGACCACTATCTACTGTTATATGTCCTGCAAGTTGTAAACCAGTTAGTTCTTTAGGATTCTGATTGTCTATAGGGTATGGCTCATTATCTGCAAGTCTTTCTTGGTAATAATCCCAACAATCAAATCCACAATGACAGCATTTGATACATAGGGTTGCGGAATCTGTTTCTACACACTCTAGGAACCAACTATGACACCTATCGCAACGCACATCATCTTGGTAAACATCGCCGTTCTCATCTATAGCCATAGTACTATTTTACTCCTATTGGGGTTGATTGTCAAATCCTGGGATATTAATTATACCGTTCTTAATGGCTGTTTGTCAAGTGCTGCTCGCTCTATACTTAGATTATACGTCATGCAGTATAGGTTTGTCAAGGCCTCCATATATCCCTGCAAAAATGGGTCATCGTTATCTTTCATCATTTCTTCACAGTCCACCATTTCAACTTTGAGGTGGCCGTGCATAAGATCAATTAATGGAATAGTCTTATCTTCAAGTGCTTTGACTAAATGCGACGGGATAAGGGGATACTTATCAGTCATCGTAACCTTCCATTACTTCTAAGTAATGCTTAGAGACTTCAATAGCACCTTCCAGGTAAGGAACAATGCTATCAGCACCGTCCTCCATATCCAGGTCTTGCTCCAAAGAAATTATGTGAAGACGAACATACTCTCTTAATGCTTTTATACCCATATCTGGAATATGACTTCCGCATTCACAAGACATTATTCTCCCCAATATTTAACGATAGTTTCCATAGTGGTATGAAGGTGGCAATCACACTCTGGTCCGCCCATATTTTCCTGGAATTCAAAGTGATAAAGATTATCCTCATATATTTCATTAACTAACTCTTGTACGGTAATAGGCCAACTTAGTCGATCTCTGTCTGGGTTCATATATTAATTATACTCCTAGATCTAGGAAAAAGCAAATCATTTCTTAATAAGGTTTTAAAGATAAAATAAGATAAAGGTTTGATAGGATAAATCCGCCACATGTGAATTTGCGATTCCGATGGGACTTGAACCCACGATCTCTACCGTGACAGGGTAGCGCATTAACCAACTATGCTACGGAACCAAGAGCAGTTTTAAATCTTGCTCAGGATTATTTTGTTATGCTACTTGAAGCACACTATTAACAGTTTTAAGAATACGATTCTTTTCTGCGTTCATTGCAGAATCAAATCCACTTGCTGCTGCCAACTTAGATTCACCAGTACCACGATACCAGTCTAGGCGTTCGGTGATTGCGTTAAACGCACCCCAAGCATTACCAGCGATCATATGATTGTTGTCGCCAACATATAGATCATTGATAACATCAATTTTGTTTGTCCACATTGTCATAGCCTTTTTGGAATCATCATTAGGCTTAGGATAGACAGCGAGCAGAACATCATTGAATTGTTTAGCGTTGATTTCTTTTTCGATCATGGTGTTAGCCATTTTAGAAAAATCATCAAGGTACGCATTGGCTAATCCAAGAGCAGTACGGGCTGCTTGAACTTTACCATTAGCAGTTTGAGTGTGGCGAATCTTGAATGATTGCTTAGTAGAGCGCAACGCCATATTGAGAGTGTTAGCGCATACTACACGCACAGGCGTAACACTTGCTTGAATAGATACAGAACCATCGTGTGAGGTGTGAACCAAAAGATAGTTATCGATTTTATCTGCTACACCATTAGGGTCTAACACGATTGAGCGATTAAGTGCAATAGAACCAAATACTACACGACCACCTTTAATTGATCCAGCAGTTTCCCAACGACCACCATCAAGCATTGCATCAGCGAATGAGAATAGATCCTCATTTTGTAGTGTGTGATAGCGTTCGCCAACTACGCCAAGCACATCATTTTGTCCTGCGATAAATGGATTCGTTCGGGTAACGAAAAAATAATTCTTATCGCATACTAGCGGTGTAGGCATAACAACTTCCTCTAAGCGGACATCCCACTTATGAAGGTTTGCTAATTCCAACATTTCTGTTGTAGTAACTTCCTCATTGAACACAGTACCTAAACCGTGCCAAGCAGGTTGTCTAAATGAAGCGAATGATTTATCGCTTTCTAACTCATGAGCCATTTTTGTCCTTTCGTTTTGTTGATATTCTAATTTTACAGGATGGGGAACCAAAAGTCAAATCGTAAGACTAGGAGATTATTCTTAAAGTTCTTAAATGGTACATATCAGACATTGTGACGTAGGTCACTCGCACATGTGAATATTAGCCAGTTTTAAGACTTGGCTAGGTCTATTCCCCTATAGGAATTATAGTGGTGTTACAGCGTCAATGCTTAACTCGGAACTTGAAATTTCTATATCCCAAGATGACGCTTCAATGTTGCTACACATATCGCTTGCTTCCTCTGCTGATTCTGCTTCGACTTCTGCATACCCGTCGATAGTAAAATAAACAGCAAAAGTTTTTTTGATTGTTTCAATACTATTCTCTGCTAAGAAAGAATTAATTGAATCAAGACTGACATACACATTGTCCTCGCCAGTGCCAACGTGTTCTCTAAAGAAAGATCTAACATTATCTTGCAACTTTACATATAACTGAAAGTTACTGTCTGATATTGTTTTACTATCTTTCAACAATACCTGTAGTCTTTCAATTTCAATGCGTAACTCTGTATCTGTTGCTTGCATATTACTGTCCTTCCGATTGTAGGAATAATTCAATTTCATTTATTAACTGTGTTTCGTTGTGTTTGATTGCTTTGTCAATTTCATTGTTAATAGTTTTTTCATCAAGGAATAACGGCACAATTCTGCTTGCTGTCATAGCGGCAACACTTAGAGAATAATTATACAACTCTCGCATAATTGTTTCTAAATCTACACCTTCTCCAATACTTGCCATTAACGCACTTGCTTCACTCGTGATTTCGTTTGAGTGTACACCTTCCATTGTTTCGTCTGCGATCTTGTCCATTAGGGGGTTTTCCATAGGGGTTCCTTTCGTTGTCATATTCTAATCTTAGCAGATAGGGCTGACAATAGCCAATCTTAAATGGTACAAATTGGACATTGTGAGCAAGATCACATTGACATGTGAATTTTTAGTGAGCAGTTTTACACCTTGCTCAGGGTGTTAGTAGTATCAGGGCGTTTGCTTGCCCGTCTATTTACAGATAACGAGCAATAGCATTGTAAGTGCTAGTGCTAACAACTTCCTCGTCTGTCATTTTGAGAATACGAACAGCGTTTTCAATTTCATTTACTGTGTCAGCATATTCGCTTGCGTGAATAATTGTATAATTTCTTTCAGGTTCTTTTGGTAGTTTTGACTCATCAACTGTTATATCAAAGTCAATGTTTAAGCATTTGCTGTAATTGCGATAACTTGTTCTAAAGTTTTGTGCTAACTTAGCATTAGCAAGAGCGTACTCGATAAGTTCTTTTTTGTACGCTTCGTGTTCTTTATTATACTTTTTTTCTAGTGCTTCTTGTGCTAAGTAATCTTTCTTGAATTGTGTTAGTTTTTCCTCTAACGCTTTAATTACTTTTGCTGTTGCGATTTTTACTGAGATTGGTTTTGATTTTTGATACCTTGACATATTTGGGTTCCTTTACTTTTAGGGGTTTGGGTGGTGAGCAGTTTATCCTTCACTTGCTCAGGTGAGGTTTGATTTGCTTATTCAGCAGACCAAGTTGTCCAACGCTCATTACCGCTTACATCAAGCAGAACACGCACCGAGCCAGATGCTTGTGGGTGGATTTCCTTGATAACGCCAGTAACTCCAGATTTTAGAGTTGTGTAGTTATCTCCGATTTGATAGTTTCCCATTTTTGCTTCCTTTCGTTTGTTGATAGTTCAAGTATAGCATTTTTAGGGCTATAACTCAAATCCTAGCGGTGTGAGATACACCACAGGACAATTCGGACATTTTACCTATGACCCATACCATTTATTAGTAATATGGATATAAGTATGATAAATAGCCACTCCATATTATATTCCTTTCGGACAGTTCAATTTTACCATTTTGGCAGGGGATAGTCAAATCATTTCTTACTAGCAGAGAATAGAATATCATTTCTCTCATATACGCATTGTCCGCAAGTAACGCAAGCAGACCCTGCTTTAGAGATGAGAGGAATTTTCTTATTGTTCTCAGGACACTTAACGCCACTCTTGCCAATAAGGTTGAGCATATCTTCTTTACCTTGTGCAAAGGTTTGGGAAAGATAGGCTAGTTTTATTCCTTGAGTAGAGAGACCTTGTGCAACACTCTTGTTGTCGTCGTCTGTTGAGTAATATAAAGATAAGTTTGCAATATCTTTTAACCATACGGTTGCAGAGGCGACACGTGTATAAACCCAGAATTGAACATCCTCGTTGTTTTCAATAACATCACGCCAAGCACGTGTATAAGTATCATTGAAAAAATCACCGTCCCAGTGAATGCGGAATAGTTTTTCTGCATTGCGTTTATCGCAATCTTTTTTAAAGTCTTCAATCATTTCTGAAAGTAAATTAACCATAGTTTCATGATCAGCGTCTTTTAATAGGTCCCAATTATGGAGCAGGTTATCTCTTACTCCCTTGTAAATCTTTTCTAACTTTCCTGCGTAACAGACTTTTTTGCAGGTAGGGGTTTCTCCTGGACAGGAATAGGCTTTACCAGCGGGGAGGCCAAAGGTGTTAGCAATTGTTGCAGTCTTACCATTAGGGCTGACAGCATTAGCGACCTTTCTATCGTTTGATCTTTTTAGTTTGGGGTTCATGGTTCTATTATACCTTCCTGCACTGACAATTTAGGGTGTTTTTTCTTGCGTACGTAAACTTTTTTTGACGGGACATAGGAAGCAGCATTAGATCTACGTAATTCCATTAGGATACGTAACTCCTCATCTGTCTTTTTTGTCATAGGATAATTTTATCATTTGGTTAAGCCAAAGTCAATTCCTGGGAGATTCTAGACAAAACGGACATTCACATGTGACCCCGAAGGGCTTTTATTATTTTCTATGCATAAGTTTTTTGTTTAGAGTTTGCAAAATATAAATACTATCTTTTTGTTTTCTAATATAATTAAATTGCAAAATCATTACTAAGCAAGATCCTGCAAGTGCGATTGTTATAGCGATTATATCTAGGTTTGTTATCATTTTAATTTTCCTCAATTTCTTTTAGTATTTCCCAAAGCACTGGCTCTAGTGCTAAGGATGCTTCATCTAACTTTTCTTGTAGTGTTTTAGTCATTGTCATATATCCATTCCCATAAGTGGTGAGATTCAATAATTGCATCTGCTGGCGCAAATCGCTCACCTTTCCAAGTAATTTGGAATGGCTCGCCATTTCTATCTAATCCATCGCAAGGCAACTCAATTAGTTTTTGTGTTAGTCCGTCATTATATGCGGTAATTGCTTCAACGCATACAGATACCATTGAATGAGGAATGGGCGGGTAGTGATTACTACGCAACTGAATAGTGATCGCAGTTTCTAGGGGGATATTGAAATCCCCGCTAGCCAACTCAGTAGATAAATTGTTACCCATTAAACAATCACCTCACAATAAGATCCATTGTTGTACTTATTCACTTTCTTTTCCATTTCTTTTAATTCAAAGACAGCCACGACCATTCCAGTAAGAAAAGTTTTAATTACTTCCTCACTCATCTGGTTAAATTGTGGATAGTCGTTTAGGTTTAGTGTGTGTTTAAAGATGATAGGGGTCTCTACTGTTAGAGTGTTATTCATTGTTGTTTCTCGCTTCCTGTTGTAGTTCCTCTGTTTCGTCATAGTGTTCCTCATAGTACGCCTCATATTCTGCTAAGTCCTCATCTGTCCAATCAGAATAAAGATCTGCAGGAATTGTGTCAACTTCTGGGGTATCAAAAATAGTATCTCCATACCCGTCAGTTTCTGGTGTAACTCTTTCGAATGAATAAGTGTAACTCATTACGCACCAACTTTCATAGTAGAATTATAGCAAGCATTTTCAAATTTCTCTGGTGAAAAATTGTCGTTGTCTGCTTGAAAGAAATCTGCGAAATCCATTATTAAATCCTCGAATAAAGTTTGAGGTATTTCATCTTGGTATGCTCGCAAAATATCCGATACATTAACATAGTCTTTTCTTGTCATCATTATAGGTTTTCCCTTCGTTGTTGTTATATTCTAAGTCTAGCCTAAGCCACTGACAAACACCAATCCAAAATGGGGATAAATCGGACATTTCTTAAATTAGTTTTGTGAGATAGCCCACATAAGTTATCCACAAGGTTATCCACAATCACATGTGTGCGACACGCCCGAGTGCGTTACATTGAAATATAAGGGTTTTATAACTCCAATATTTCTTGTGGTGGTGCGTCGCTATATACATACTTTAGATTTATTAAATCTATATAGCGAAAGCCACTCACTAGAGATTGTTCACCGCAAGAGATACAAGTCCTATCCCAAGAGTCCTGACCAAAATTACAATCAGGACAATACGCACACGCACTATCTAATTTATATTTCATTCATCCCACCCATATTTCTCAGCCCTTAGCAATAAGCCAAAGGCTAGTACGCCAGCAAGCGCAACAAGTCCAGCAGATACGAAAGATATTAGAGCCCAATAGTTCATTATTTACACGCCTTTTCAAATAGTTCGGAATTAAAATTGGAATTATCTCTCTCAAAGAAATCAGAGAAATCCATTATCAAAGTTTCAAGTACGCCAGCAGGCATATCAGTATTTTTTAGAATATCTGCTACCTCTTGGTAGTGTTTGCGTGTCATCATTATTTAGATACCTCCCATTTTGACCAACGACCTAAGCGGTCACTATCAAAGTCAATATAGAAGGACTCGATATTTTGTTCACACTCTATACAGAAAGTATAGGCAACCTCATCAACGATAGAGATAGCACTCTTGAAAGGAGTATGGGTATGGATTTTGTTTATTGTTAATGTAGTCATATTGACCACCTTTCTTTTTTGTTGTTATGGTGTAAGTCTAGCAGAGGGGTCTGACATTTAAGCCCATTTTGGACTCGTGTCGGGTGTGTTACTGATCACACTCGCAAGGCTCATAAGGGTCAAACTCGCAATAGTAGCAACCTTGCGCCTCGAAATGCTTTTCGCAATAGTGGCGGTATTGAACCTCGTCGCAGTGGGTGAATTGGGTGTAATCGGTTAAATAGTACCGATTTAGGGGCATTAGGATTAATGTAGTCATTTTGACCACCTTTCTTGTTGTTATAGTTTTATTATAACAGGCACCACTGACATTTGCAGTTGTTATGTCAAGTAATTATCAGACAAATCGGACAACTCTCAATGTGTGTTACATCACATAGCACAAATCGGACATTTCGGGCGCCGACATGTGAATCGACATGTGATGTCCGTTTTGCCCTAGTTTGTTATGTGAGGTACATTACACTTTTGCAAAATGTCCGAAATCGCCCGATTCTCGATTTGAGAATGTCAGTCGGTTTGTGTATAATTCAGGGTATAAGGAAGTTAGGGAAAGTCCCTAAACTAGAAAGGCTTAAAATGAAAATATACCAAGTGTTCGAGAACTACGAGGATGGCGCAATAGGCACCTTCTCAACAATAAAAAAAGCAGAAGCATTTATCAAAAAAGAAGATGCTAAGCGTTTAGAAAATATATTAAAAAACTTTGGAACTACAGAAGGTTTCAATTATAAAATTAACTATATCGAAGAATTCGAGGTAAAATAAATGACTTACTTTACAAATCAAGATGAATGGCAACAAGTACCATTCGATAGAAAGTCCCCTAATTATAGAGGTGATTCGCTTCCAGAGTGGAAGAAAAAAGAGATACGAAATAGTATCGCTAAGGCTCAGTCAATACTCAACTCTATGAGTGAGATTGAGCGAACAGAGTTCGCATTACGCAACTCTAGATTGAATCCTAGTATAGATTGGAGTTTATAGAAATGGGTAATTTATTAGATGTTATAGCGGTTGATTGCGTTGAGTGTAACAGCGCAGGATTTGTTTTTTACGGTACAGAAGGAACGCTAGTCATGCCATGCGAATGTGAAGGAGAATAAAAAATGATAACGATTACATTAACAACAACACAAGGAACAGAAAAGAAAATGTCCTTTGATGAGATTGCTAAGGCGCACGTCTTCGTTGATAACTTGCCTAAGCGATTAAATAAATCAACACGGGTAAGAGTTGATTGTGATTTATTAGGATTGAATGGGTGGGTACAAGGTACACAGTAAAGCAAATAGATATGGTGGGCACATCTCTATGGTGTGCTCACTAATTTTTTTTGTTTATTTTTTTTGTATGTATGTATCGTACATCTGCAAAATATATTCAGATTTCTGTAAAACCACTTTTCCCAAATATAAAATTTTTCAGAAAATTAGAAAATCGGGTATATAATGAATATATGGAAAACAATGGTTTTGCATTGAAGGTTTTTCAACAAGAGGTTTGTCAACATTGCGATTGCCAAACGGTATTAGATCCAAACCCTAATTGGCACCAAGACGAACTATTTGCTAATCCTAACCAGTAATCCGATAACGCAAGTATGGTGCTAACTTCAAATAGAAATCCTCTGCTGATAATCCATAAGCCTTCTTAAATTCAGCCTTCCAATCTGAAGTATTTGAAAAAGTTGTCACAAAATCCATATAGGTTTTATATCCTTTGACTGCAATTAATGCTTCTGTTGCAATAGAACCAACTGCGTAAGCCCCTAATGAAGTACAAGACGTATTTCCTAACTCGTTCATATTTTTATCTAATTGTATAAACAAATCCAAGAGTCCAACCTCACTTACAATTTTTTCAATTAATCGTGTGTTGCTTTGATTTAAACTACCAGGATTGAATTGACCTTCAGGACCATATTGGTATGCAAGATTTTTTGTAAACTCAAAGGACATTTTTCCAGTCGGATCATTTTTATCAATCCCTAACGCTGCACCAAAATACGTAGCAGATCCTTCTAACATCCAACATGGCATTTTTTGCCATGAGTATTTTTGTTGTACAAAATGAAAATATTCATGAATTGGAATTGAAGCATTCATGATGCCCCGAGAGACTTTAGAATCTAGGCAAGAAAAATATGCAGGTGTTTGATCTTTACCTTTTGTTGCAAAAGCAAAATCACATCTATACGGCAATTTGTCAATTTCTGCTTGAAAAGTCGTATGGTATCCAGCGCCAATTTTAGTTTTGGTTTCTTCAGCCCAACTAGCATCCCGTTCTGAGAAATAAACCACCTGAAACTTTTTTGGAAGAAAATATTCTGAAAACATAGTAGTAGCAATATCTAAAAGTCTCTTCTCTTCGACAATATCTCCTGAAGCAACCGTTGGTCCAACAAAGAGTTCGTAAGCACCATCAGGCTTCTTTAACTTTGCAAATTCCGTGAGTATTTCAGTACGAGCAACCCTGCTTGTCCAAATAAAATCCAGATTCTCAAAAGTAATTGGTTGAGCAGGTGTCGTTGGAGTGGGAGTTGGGGTTGGCTCTACAACTTTAGGTGACTCTACAGTTGGAGATTTGGTTTGTATTGGCTTGACTACTATTTTTTTAACAACAGACTTTTTAACAACAGTCTTAGATGTTGGTTTTTTAACGGCAGAGTGGGATGGAACAGCAGAAACCAATAAAAATGAAATACATAGTAATAATACTCTTGATTTAAACACAGTAACCCTTCGTAGTTGTTATATTAAGTATATCTAGGATATATGTGAAAGTCAAGTTGCTGGTTTGATAGGACTCGAACCTATAACCTGTCGGTTAACAGCCGACTGCACTGCCGATTGTGCTACAAACCAATATTTTCTGTTATTTTTAAAGATGCTCTTTCTGCAAAATTTTCTAATCCAGGCATCATTGTTTTCATTGACCTTTCAAACATTTTTGTAGGAACAGCAGTTTCTTTTGCTTGTTCTTTCCAAATATCAACCATCTCATTGATTAGAATTTCTTTAATCTGTTCTTTATTCATCATACCTCTTCCAAATCCTTGTAGGTAACGCTGTATTCTCCACCATAAATTTCGGCATAGGAGATTATATCTTTATTGTACCGTATGACAGTATTTTTGTCAACTAATCCCGTTTTATATTTTTTAATTGTTGTTAATTCACCAGGAAATGCAAAGTTCCATGCAGATTGTTTCTTTAGTGCGGTATTCATCTCAACTAGATATTTTTCTAAGCCTAGTCTGCGAGATACCAAACCTTGTTTCTCTTCATACTCTTTTGCTACTTCGGAAACATCTACATCATCAGATAAAACATATCGGACATTCTCATCATCCATCCTAGTAGACCAATTTCGCATATTCTCTGCATAGTCGACAGCATTTTTATATGTCGAATCTGCATATGCCATGCGTTGTTTGTCTAAAGTGGTGGTTTGTGCCTCTATTGCGAACGCGATTAAGTAACAGGTTGCGTAAGGGAACTTTTCGTTATACTTTTTGGTGGCGAAGTGAACATTTGGATTAAAGGATTCGATACAGATGTTATCTTCCATAAGTCGCATATGATTTCCAATTGACGCGAACTCTGAAGTATTCATATCGCAGTCGACGAACAGACATTCCGCCGGATTTATACCTTCCGCCAAACATAAAATACTTTTGTCATATGTGCCGACGACTCGATGTCCCAAATTTCGAGAAAGAAGCGTGGCGCTCATTAAACCATCAACATCTGGAGATATAATTATATTTTTTGAGTATTCAAGCGTACTGAGTATTTCTTTTTTCAAAACTCTCCTTAAATGATGATATAATAATCCTACAATGAATGCACAAGACTGGTTAGGAATGATTCTTACATTGCTATCAATTCTAGCACTAGTTGCAGGCGGAGTCAAATGGCTTGTAAAACATTATTTATCCGAACTGCGCCCGAATGGTGGATCTAGTGTAAAAGACCAGGTCAATAGGCTTGAAATTAAAGTTGACAAATTGTATGACATTTTAATCGAAAATCGAATTTCAGATTCTAAGTAATATATACTATATATAATATATATAAGATATCTTTTATATATTTAACTTAAAGATATATCTTTTTTCTTATATATTTTAAGTATACACGAACTTTCCTGATCTGTCAAATGAAAAACCGTATGGTATAATAATTTTATGAGTTATGTCACCGCTTCCATTGATCAAGTAGGTGCATCTCCAATAAATATCCAATGGAAAGTAGTTCGTGGAGATTCTGCAACTCTTAAAGTAGAATTTTTAGAAGACGATGAAGTTACTTCTGTAGATATTTCTGATTGGACATTTGTTTCTTCTTCCTACGATGCCTCTGGTGATACTTTAGATGAATTGACCGTTGAAAAATATACTGGTTATGTTGTTATTACCGCTACCTCTGAGATTACAAAACTTTGGGGAACTGGTTATAGAAATACCGTTTTAGAATTACCTTTTGACTTGGAAATTATTATTCCTAACGATGAGTCTGGTGCAGTTGAATCAGAAGTTACTTGGACACCAGTTATTGGAACTATTGTAGTGCTTAGCGATGTAACAGGTACTGGATTATGATTATTAAAGTTACATCACCTGCAGTTACACCCTCTAAGGTGATTAAGGTTAACTTAAAAACCTTTATAATTAATAAGTGAGTATAAGTAAAAAGTCTGAAATTCCAGGAATGCAATCAAAACCTAAATATGGCTATGCCGAAGCAGTAGCAGAAACAGTTATAGAAACAAATAATCCCTCAGTGCCCGATATAGACTACAGAATACTTGTAGGGCCACCAGGACCACAAGGAATTGCTGGTAGACAGGGAGAGATAGGACCAAAAGGCGATAAAGGTGATGCTGGTCCACAAGGTCCAAAAGGTGAAAGAGGACAAAAGGGAGAACCAGGAGAATCATCAATTGTTGCAAGCAACGGAGTAGTTTCTCAAAATAGAAAGTCTGGTTGGGCATATTATGAAAATTTAGATCAATCACAAATTCGTGTAGGACTATCTAGCGGAGATGAAGGATGGGTAAATTTATTAAATGATGCAAAATCTGAGGGGACAAACGAAGAATATTTGCCAAAAGGAAATGTAAGTCTATGGAGTGCAGCAAATCAACAATTAAACTTTAAAGGATTAGACATAGGCACTAGAGTTGAAATAACTTATTGTTTTGAACTAGAAACATATGGAAATAATACTGAGGTTTGGATAAGAGCCTTTTCTGAAAAAGCAACTTTAAATTCAACACAGTTCGTAGCAAACCTAAAGTATAAATATCTTTATGATTTTTCAGTTACTCAAACCTTGTACATAGTAAATGACAGAATTAGAAAATATGGTATTAATCCACAAATTAGAGCAGATTTTGACGGGGATGTAAAAGTCAAATCTATCTTAGTCCACATTTCTTAGTGGTATAATAAGATCATGGCATTTCCTGGAACATATGACTTTGACTATTATCGTGGAGACACATTTGTTTTTAAAATTACCCCGAAAACTTCTACTGGAGCAACATTTGCATTAGATGACTATGCTGCTGCGGGAGCAATCTTTTCAATCGCTTCAAGTAGAGGCGACAGCCCAACTACAGCAATTAATAGTGTTGCGGATACAACTAAACTTTCTGCAGTGATCGATACAGGTGCAGATATTATTACTTGTACAATTAAACCAAGTGCTAGAACCGATTTGGTTGGAGGATCAACATATTATTACGATGTTGAAATTTTTAATAGCACTACATTAAGATATACGCTTCTAACTGGAGCAATTACAGTAACTGACGATGTAACTGGTGCATAATGCCAGAAGTTTTTGTTTATGAAGACTCAGTTACTGTTTATGAATCACAGTTAAACATTGTTCTAAATACCGCTCCAAATTTGACGGGAATCGATCAAGAAATAGAAGTAATTGAAGCAAATAGCGCTATTACAGTAAATCAATAGTTTTTATTATTATGGTATAATCTTTGTATGGCTGCCACAAATATTGGAACTGACGGAACTCATAAATACCCCCTTGCAAAAATGCCAGAATTAACTGATGCTGCAGATATTCAGATTGCATTAAAAAATTATCATTATGGACAGGATACTCCACTTGCTGCCAATGCTGCACCAACTGGTGGTATTGCAAAATATTTATACGATATTGAAGCATCGATTGCTGCAATTTCTACAGAGACTAGTGCTGTTGTTTTAGAGTCTGTTATGGATGCAAAGGGAGATCTTTTTGTTGGAACCGGAAATAATGCTGTTGATAATTTAACAGTTGGCAGCAATGGATATATTTTAACTGCAGACGATACACAAGGAACATTTGGTCTTAAATGGGCAGCACCACAAGCAGCAACAACTTCACAGCCTGGAGTTTCTCAACTAAGTGATTCAACATCAGAAACTTCATCAGTTAAAGCAGCAACACCAACTGCTGTCTCAACATTAAAGCAAACAGTTGATTCATCAACAAAAACAGCAAATTATACATTAGATCCAGCAGACGCTGGAAAAATTATTATTATGAACGTTTCTTCATCAACTTCAATTATTACAATTCCATTAGAAACCACATTTCCTGCGGGAGCAAGAGTCGACATTCTACAAATAGGATCTGTTCAAACATCAGTTGCACCAGTAAGTGGAAGCGTTACATTAAATAGCAAGAATAACAATAGAAAACTTTCTGGCCAATACTCAGCAGCAACACTTATTAAAACAGGTACAAATAGTTGGGTTCTTCTAGGCGATCTGACGGCTTAAGGATATTCCATGCTAAATATACTTGGAATTATCACATCAATATTAAGTAAAATAACTGATTCTTTTAATAGAGCAGATGGTTCTTTAGGGTCAACAGATACAGGACAAGCGTGGTCTGCAACAAGAGGAACATGGACAATATCTACAAACAAAGCAACATCCTCTGATGCAGGAAGTACCTACCCATTGGCAGCAGTTGAAACAGGAGCACAGAATGTTACTGTTTCTGCTGATATTACTGATGGTGGTCCAGGAGTTGCTTTTTGGGTAACAGATGCAAACTCTTGGTGGGCAAGTTCTGTTAACTATTCTTCTTCAACCGCACAAGCATACTACACAGGCAGTACGGTAGCAACTGGAAGTACATCAAGTTGTTCTGGCGGACCAGTATCTGGGGCTTGCACTGGTGGTTGTGGAACAACTATTGCTGGAACAGCATGTTCTTGGAGTCAAACTGGATCCGCATCAGGCAGTCCTGGCACTGTAACAAATCAATGCACAGGTGGAAGTGTTTCAAATGTTATTTCATCAACCCCAGGATCAAATATATATACTTGTCCTGGTGGGTGCTATTACAGTGCTTTTTTTGATACATGTTTTTCTAGTTTTGACGATAGTGGGTGTGGTGCACCTACCGTATCACAAGGATCAACAACATATACAATATATACTGGTTCAAGTTATAGTCCAGCGACTGGAGACTCTTGCAGTCAGTCAGTTGTAACTACTACAACCTATGGTTGCGCTGGACCAGGAGGAAACTCAACTAGTGGTGGTGGAGATTGTGGAACATATGTTGCTGCAGGTGGTACAACATATTTAACAGAATTAAAATTATATAAAAATGTTTCTGGAACTATATCAACAGTTCAAACAACACAAATTAATTCTAATAGTAGTGCATTTGTAGAGGCAAACTCTATTAAAGCATCTACTTCCGGAGATGACATTACAATTACAGCATATCAAAGTTCTGGATTAAGTTCTGCTTTTGCAACCACACTAACTAATACTCCTGCAAGTCCATTAAAAGGAACTAAGGCTGGTATTATAAAAACACCATCTAGTACAAATGCTGGATCTTTAATAGATAATTTTTCTGCAGAGTCAGTTTAGTTAAAATATGATAAAATATAATAAAGGAGACTTACATGTCAGAAACCACAACGCCTGAGCAACCAGCATTACCACTAGTAAAACTAGCATTAGTTATTGATAATGAGGTTGTTGATATTTTACATACAGACGAAAGATTGTCTGCAATACTTTTAAGTAATCCAATTATTATTGATGTTAGTGAAAATTTTTATAATGAAGAAAACAGACCAACGCTTTTTGTTGGTGCAACATATAATGAAACAACTAAAACATTTAACAATGTAGAGTAGTTAAATGACAGAAAAAACTAAATGGCAAATTTGGAAAGAAGCACAGTCACAAGTAAAACCTTGGGATCTTCTTAATCCAAACAATCATACAACGGATGAAATACAAAAAGAAAGATATGATATTTGTTTGTCTTGTCCAGAATTAATTCAAGCAACCAAGACTTGCAAACTCTGTGGATGTTTTATGAATCAAAAAACAAAACTAAAAGCAGCATCTTGTCCAATTAACAAATGGCCTGCTGTACAAGACTAATGGAGAAAAATGCTTACGGCAAGAAGTTTAGAAATAATTAAAAAAGAAGGCTATGATATTAATGATCATAGTTATAAAATAGCAATTGCAGTTAATGGGGTAGTAGAATGTATTATGGACTGTAATGAATTATTGGCAAGAGTTATTGCAACACCACATCAAATGATTTTTATTGAAGATGGTCAGTTGTCAGTTGGCGATAGTTATCCCGTATAAAAATGACATTATCTAATTATACAGAACCAATTCCAGGATTTTTTATTTATGATGATGTTTTCCTAGATTCAAAAAATTTTATAGAAGAGTTAGAGTTAGAAACAAAAAAAAGAAATCTTAATTGGGGATTTGGTGGAACCCACAACTCTTATGGAGAAAAGGTTATTGACCTGTCTACAAGAAATGTTTTTTCTATTAGCATCCCATTTGAATCAGATCAAAATGATTTATTTTTACTTGAAACTTCAAATAAGTTAAAAAATTTGTTTACGCCATATGAAGAATACTACAAGGAAATGTTTCATCTAGAAACAAAAACTCACGAACCCTATTTAGTTTTAAAATATAGAAAGGGTCAATATTTTAATAATCATTTAGATGATCATATTGAAACACCAAGAAGGATGTCTTTAATTTATTATTGCAATGACGATTACGAAGGAGGAGAAATAGAATTTTCCAAGTTTAATTTAACGATTAGGCCAAAGGCTAATCAACTATTTCTTTTCCCATCAAGTTATGTATATCAGCATAAGGTTTTGCCAATAACAGGTGGTGTTAGGTATGCAATTGTTAGTTTTGTTTACTAATCAGGATACCTTGCGAGCCACTCTTTAGTCTTCCAAGTAATGCCCTTCCAGGCAGACCAGTCTTTACCACCATCACTCATATGATAAGCAATCTCTGCATTTCTAACTGGATCAAATAAGTCTTCGTTAGACTTTAGGTTAAACTTATCCCGTCGATCTTGACCCATTGATCCTAACATATTGATTTGAAATAATCCATAAGAGTTGTCTCCAGTCTTTGCATTAGGATTCCAAGAATTAGGAGTACCCATAGATTCTTTCATTACTGTTGCCCAGGCAACTTTAAGAGAATAACCCTCAAACCCTACAGACTTTAATATTTTAATTAGTTCATCTTTTTCAAGAGGGGTTCCATATTTGTACTTTTTCTTAGTTTTATTATTTTCTTCCTTAGAAACTGAAAAAACCGCCTCAGCGGTTTGGGTTTCACTTTTTGACACGGTACTACTCAAGTTATTTTCAGCATTAGCACTAGAATTAGAGAACAAAGCAATTCCAGTTACTGCTGCGAGTATTCCAATCACTATCTTATTAGTTGTCATGACTGTTCCTCCTTAGAAACAAAAACACCATAAAGTTATGGTGTTACTCACTAGTATATCATGGATTTGGAGATTGAGTCAACTTAAAGACTTAATGTGATATAATTTCTTTATGGCTAAATACCGCAATCCAGACGAATCAGAGATGGATGTAAAGGCTCCTTCTACCTACAATATTGGAAATAAGCCACCATTGGTTAACTGGACGGTTGTAATTGGCGATAGCGCCTCTTTTAGAATATATGTACAAGATGATGCAGGAGATCCAATTGTAGTCGATGATTGGGACATTGAGGTCGATTTTAGACGGTACTCTGATAACGTTGGAGATGACTTAATATTTAAATTAGTACCAGTACAATCAGTAACTGATGGCGATGGAGAGTTTTTAGTTTCTTTGACCCCTGCTCAATCTAAACAACTAAGAACTGGTGATGTTTTTGATGTTCAACTTACAGATGCTACAAGGGTTTGGACTGTATGTCAAGGAGAAATGATCATGCTTGGCGAAGTTACAGATCAGTCATAAGAAATGGCTAAAGCAACACTAACTGACGTTAAGGCAAAAACAAAAGTAACTGCAGTAAAAGACTTTAAGTCTTCTAAAATTAAAACTGTTAATTATTCAAAAACAACTTTAACTGATGTTAAAACAAAAACCAAAATAACTCCAATAAAAGGTTTTAAATCTTCGGGTATAAAAACAGTTGACTATTCTAAAAAGGTATCA